CCAATTGCTACATTTTGCTGTCCACCAGCTAGTCGTGCTAGTGCTTCAATTTGGATACCTACGTTGTACAGACCGCCTGACCCAACACTGTACCCTGCGCAGGTTTCACGACCAATTCCAATGTCACCACCACCAGAGCCAGATGAGTATTTTCCTGCTTTTTCACCGATGAAAATCTGTGAACCACCAGCGCCATTATGCGAATAACCAGCTTCACGACCTAAACAAACATTGTCCGATGCAGTAGTTAGAGAATACCCTGCTTGATAACCCCCCAAGAAATTGTACTGTCCTGTTGTGAGTGCATACCCTGTTTGGTAGCCGATTCCGATGTTATGAGAACCTGTAGTGGTGCCAGCATAGAGTGCTTCGGCACCCACCGCAATACTGTAAGATGCAGTTGTGCTGGTCGCTCCTGCTCCGAAACCAATGGCAGTATTATAAGTCCCTGATGTGTTTCCATAAAGCGCCGCTTTGCCCACACCTGTGTTGCCGTGTGCGTTGCTACTATATAAGGTGTTCATACCAATAGCGATGTTATCTTGACCCGTGGTGTTGGTGTTCAAAGCACCAGAGAGGACACCAATGTTGCTGTTATTAGTTGTTGTCGATTCATTTGCTAAAGCAGCATCATCCGATGATATTGCTATAGAAGTACGAATGAACTCTCCAATGCCACCACCAGCCGCGGTTTCCCATGTCAACGCACCAGCCGTTGAACCAGCGGTTAAAACTTTACCGTTATTGGATGTGCTTGTTGCTGGCACATGGAGGTTGCCATCACCCGATGGGTGCATCATATGGTCAGTGTCTAAACTGCCCAAAGTTATCCACGCATTATTTGCTGTATTCCTTTGCTTCATTAGGCTCGTTGCAGTATCAGCCCATAGCATTGACCCATAAATAGTCGTTGGTTCAGAACTGCCCTGATGCAACTGGACAAGAGCCGTTAGGTTATCATCATGTTCCGTTGCCGTTATCGGTGAGCCTTTGCCAGCCCTTGTAATTAATCCAGCCATCAGTTTTCCTTATCCGAAAGTTACGTCCCAAGTGATTTTTAAAGCATCTGATGCGGTCTTGCTCACAGATGAAAAAGTCACACGGTTGAGCATCGTTCCACTCGATGACGCATTAAATAATCCAGCTTCTTGAATTGTGCCTGTGCCTGTTCCGGCAGGGAAATCACCGATGTAAGAAATCACGTTGCTTGTCGGCACTTTGCTGGTTAAAATCACTCTGCCTGTTTCTGCAACCAATGTGGAATCACCAACCACCTCGGTCGTACTGCTTGTTCCAATTCCCATGTGGGAAAAGGTTGTTCCAGAGCCAGAAATGAGCGTTGCAATTAACGCTTTACCAGTGGTGACAATAATATTACCTGCGGTCTGTTCGCTAACGACTTTGCCGTTGCGAATGAGTTGAATTTTTACTTTCCCTTTTATTTCCATTTTATCTTTCATAAATTTCGCCTGTTTGTTTTTGATAATGTAAAATTATTTCATCAATTTCTTTGCGGTAATCCGCATAATCTTTGTTGTTTTTACCTTTTGTTATGCCCAAATTAACCAGACGAAATTCATCATCAATAGAATACTTTGCGCGGATTTGGTCATTCACAGATTTCCGTGTGTAGGTCTTTATTTCATCAATGGTTGGTGTTTTTTCTTTCATGGCTCAGTCGTTGGATGGGTTAAAAAAGTGCCGTCAAAATAACTGCCTATTTGCACTTTATAATCGTCACCAATGGGTTCAATTTGGTCTAAAATTCCACCAGCTTTTAAAACGGTTAAGCCATCTGGTTCAGCCCAAACCGTATCACCATCTGTAACCTCTGTTGTATCTGTAAAAAATAACTCACCAGCCATTTTATAATTAACAACTACGCTGAGACTTAACGTAGTGCCAACAAGAGAGCCTTGAATCTTCACAATTAAAGTTTCTGGTGGGCATTCCCAAGATAAATTAATAAATCCTTTTTCATATTCTTCGCCCATCACCGTGATAATTTCCTCACTCATTCAAACACCCCAATATTAACCAAATCTGTTCCCACATAAACATCAGGCACATAAACCGAATCAACAGCGACAGCCGTTGCAGAATCCGTTGTAGTTATCGTGTCAGTCGGCTCAGTTGTCCAAAATAATATGCCTGTAAATCTCAGATAATTATCATCAATGGTGAGTGAATCGCTGACTGAAACGCTAACCGTTAACGCCACGCTTTCTGTTATGCCACACGCATCTGTAAATTGCTGAACTGGCTGAACATCAACAACCTCACTAATGCCAACCGTGTCGGATAAAGTCTTAAACTGAGTATTAGCATCATTCAACGTAACAACGGGAACACCATCAGAAATGGTTGTTGAATCTGTTAACAAATCGCCCTTCAAATAAAATCCATCACCAGTATGATTTTCTTTCACGGTCAGATGAATTAAATCAGCTTGCTTGTCGATTGCAGAGCCAAACTCAATGGTTCTGCGAGTCACCAACCCTTTATTCAACACACCGTTGTTGTAAATAGGAATGTCTACGCTGATAACATCACCAGCTTCAATTGCCATATTCTTTAAAACAGAACTAACACTAACTTCAAATTTAGATGTGGAATAATCATCAAATAGCCGCTTAGAAACAAACTCTGCGGCAACTTGGTCGCGAATCATCGGCAAATCATAATTGCGCTCTTTAGACAAAGAACCCAATGCTTGTTGCTGCCCTGACGGAATGACAGCATGGGAAAATCCAAGTCCAGTGGATTCTTCATATTGGTAGCGTCTGGCATAATCTTGTTTCTGAGAATAATCATAACGAACACTCACCTCAGTTGCTAAATCAACTGATTTTGAACGCGACAAACTCATTGACCTCATCAATAAATCTGACGAATCAATATAATCATCCTCGATGAGCACATCATTATAATGCTTTATATAAGCATCCCCGTTGCGCCAATTAATGATGCAATTTGAGTGATACAGCATATCGCCAACAATGTCGCGGAATCGGTTCGGTTCAGTGATAACAAAATCAATACAATGAAATCCCTCAATGTTAGGCATTTGATACCCTGTGAGCGGCACAGTTGGATTTAAAACAGCATTAGGTGATGGGTTATCTTGAGCAAATGTAATGCGCTGGTTGATAACTGGATAATTAGTTGCGGCAACTGCACTATCTAGCGCATTATAGACTTTATCAAAAACAGTGTTCATGCCAGTTTCATCGACATAATTGACGGTCATATTGCCTTGATTACGCGCAAACGTAGTGATAAATTTACTGATTTGGTTATGCGGTCTGATATACCCCAATGACCCATCACACATACCTATCACATCACAAGTAACTTTTGTGCCAACCAAAATATCTGCGGCAGAATTGCCAGCTTTTAATGTGACTGTGCCAATTTTATCCGCAGAGCCAGCTTTAGTTGCCGCGCCCGTTTTTGTAACAGCGGCTTTTTCATAAGGTGCTGGCTCAACGGCTGGATATTTTAAAACTAAAGAGCCCACAGAATCTGTACCAACTGAGGCTGATGCGTTGCTTGATGTGCCGTATTGGTCTAATTTTGTACCATTAAGACTCAGATAATAAAAGCCAGCAGAAGAACTAAATGCCGAATAATAAGTGCCGCTGGAATAAAACATACTGACCGATTCAGAATCAGACGTGAAAGACAAAGGCGGGTATATTTTGATATTAGGAATAGCAACTTTGCCGGAGTCATAAAAAATAACGTAACTAAAATTACCTGATAAGATTTCTATTTTTAGCCATCCAGTACCAATAACATAACTTTTAAACGCCCACTCGATAGTATGGTCAAAATAACCGCTGGCTGATGTTATATGAGCATGACCAATGCTTGGCTCATCGACACTTATTTGGTCATCAACATCAATGGTGTCATTAACATCAATGGTGTCCTCAATAGTGAGCGCACCAGACCCCGATTTTGCTTGCATTCCAGCTTGAGTCGGCACGATGACATAAGCCTTGCCATAAGGTAATTTCCAGTAATTGATTGCCGAATGGGAAGAAGTGGATGAATCTAAAATAACACTCCCACTTGTTGGCATTCCGTCAATTTTAATATTAGTTATTGACTCGACAGGGTGGTCAGCGACTAAATAAGCATATCCCTCAGTACCAGCGGATTCTTTGATATAAATAACATCGCCACGCGAATGTTCAGTTTTAATAGGCTCTTGTAGGTTTATTTTCCACAAATTATATGTCGTATCGAACTCAATAGACTCAATATCAACTTCTTCGGTAAAGGGTTGCCATGTGCCACCACCAGCCTCGCATAACTGTTGGGTGTCGTAAACTGTCCAAGTGCCCCCAGCACTTTCACAACTTGGAATAGTCAGTTTATCCGCTATAGAGCATTCACCGCCAATATTACAAGTACCAGCCGCCCCGTTTAGATTTTCATACTGCACACCCAGATTTGCATCAGCCCAAGGATGCACAGGGGTGTTAATGACTAATTTATTTGGATAAGACCCTTCCATCGCATCAGCCCACCAACTAATATCATCAGCCACTAAAATGTAGGAATCTCCATCATAGGCTTTGACAGGGTCGCAAGGCGATTGTGTGCCGCTGCAAGTCCACCCATCGCCAGATGCATCATTTGCCAGAACAGAGCCAAACCCAGAGCCAACAGGTCGGCATTCTAAATCACGAACACGCCCCATCACGATTGGCTTTGTATCGCCAACTGCGTCTGGGTCAGCTTGTGGGAAATACTCCCTAGTAATTAAATCAGGTAACTGCCTGTCGTAACTGTGAACAATATCTTGCATTGAAAATGAAACCGAATCCTCAGTGATTTCAATATCACCGTCAACCGTTCCAACAAAGACAATTTCAGCATCAATAACCTGTCCACTTCCTTGCGATGTTTCAAAACCTAAATAAACTGTACACTTCATCCCTGCTTGAATTACACCAGCAAGGTTTGTGGGTGAATTGGCGATTTGCAAACTCATTTTACTCAGCACTTGACGCGATGCGTCCAGTTCTTGCTCTAGCGGTGAAGTATTAATCAGCCTTGCTTCATAGGCTTGGCTTGAATAAGTAATGCTCCGCTCTGACCAATAAAAAACAGTGGTCGTTAAACTTGCCGCATACGTCTTTAATTCATACTTGCAGAAAACAACAGGCAAATAATTATTGCTTGCCAGTTTTGATGCAAACCCAGAACCAAAACTTCTCATACCGTTTGAATCAGGTTAAATGACGCGCGATAAAATCTGTTTTTAAATATTTCCTCAATGTGCATCTCATCTTCAAATCGCACAATATATGCATCCAAATATGGGTCGGTATATTCAAAGGTTTTTTCAGAGCCATTAACCGTTGAATCATAAAATGTTTCTAGTGCATCTCTTTCAGATTCAGAATTTAAGATGACTGAAATGGTATAGCGGTAATTAGTGACACTTCTGGAATATACAAAAAACGAACCATCTTCCATTTGTACACTGGTATTGTGCTTAATAACCTCACGCTCATAAGGTGGTTCAGGATTATTGGTGAATGTTATCGCTGAAGTTGAACCTGATATGGTTGGATAATTGAATATCATCTATTTCGCCCCATACTCAAATTTCCGTAAGCGGCTTGCGCCCTACTTCTCGGCAGATTCATTCCCACTCTGGATATTTTCGCCCCACCATCACCCCTCGATGCTAATGCGTTGTCTATTCCTTGTGCGGTGGTTGCTGTGTAGATGTTTACAACGTTGTTTGATGTGTTACCGCTTGCGCCTACGCCTGATTGTGTGCCGCCAGAAGGTTTATCGCGCATCAAACTTGATATTGCCGTGGCTACTCCGCCGAATGGGGTGGCTTGAGCAATAGCCTGTGGGATAGTCACATTACTAGCCTCTTTCTTCAGTCTTTTATACGCATTAATAACCGCTCTTATAGCGACTCCTATCTGTTGCATAATGAATAATGCTTCTTGCGCCCCAGACTTGATAGATTCCCAGAATAAGGTAGCTTCAGTTTTTCCCTCTTTCATTTTAGTGAAGAAATCAATAATGCTTTTTGTTGTCTCAACAATATGAAAGCCCACCGTTGTTCCCCACTCCTTACCAGCTTTTGTAGCGTCACCGAATCTAATACCTAGATTTCCAAGTGTATGCTCAAGCCATCCGAACAGAGGTTGAATCGTTGTTGAGAAAGTAGCCGCGAATGTTGTAAACCAAACACCCATCTTCTCTAGGGATGGTGCGAGTGCGCCGACCAGCTTATCCCATACGCCACCAATCGCTTGACCCATTTTAAAGAAAGCATCGTTAGCCCGTTGAACAGCCGCAACCGTATTTGAATCTAATATGAATCCTAATTTCTCAGCTTCAAGCATGGTGGCATTTAATGCGCCCTTTCCATTCTTGAGCATATTGACCATAGCCACACCCTCAGAATCAAACAGCTTGAAAGCCAGCCGCAGTTGTTCTGCTGGGTCTTTAGTCTTTCTCATGGCATTAGCCACCTGACCCATCAAGTCTGTTGCATTTCTAACGTTGCCGTTTGAGTCTTTGAGTTTGATGCCCATTTGAAGCAAAGCATCTTTCGCTTCGCCTGTGCCTTTAGCCGCTTCACCCACTCGCCGAATGAATCGTTGCAAACCCATATCCAACGCTGTTTCTTCAATGCCAGCAAGTTTTGCCGCGTATCTGAATTTTTGGAGTTCTTGGGATGTAACGCCTAGCTTGGATGACACCTTGCCGAGTTTATCTATTGCGCTGAGTGATGACTTTATGAGTAGACCCATTCCAGCCGCGCCAGCCACACCGATTAAGGCTGTCTTAAAACTGAATATTGATTTGACCAAGCCAGTGAATGACGATTTAATGCTTCTGCCGACTTTCTTGGCTGTGATGCGGAGTCTGTGAAGACCTTTTGAGACACCCTTTAAAACCTTTGTTGCTTGGTCTTTAGCGGTTATCAGGATTTTCATTTGCTGTTGTTTGTTCACCGATATTCTCCATCATCAACACTAAGCGGTTCGGTTGGTCAGCCCATGTGCCGCTGTTCGGGTATTCCCCTTTATTCCAATAGCTGAACACTCGGAAATACTCACTAATTTCAGCCGCATCAATTACAGGACATCTGGTGGCAAAACCTTTAACCCCCTGCGCCATAACGACTGTGCTTGCTGTTAGGCTACACCCCCGAACCGCCTTGTCTTTATCAGTGCAACTGACGCACTCATATTTGAGAACGCCTTGCATCAGCGCACCAGTTACTTTTTTTCGTCATCATCCCCAAAGCCGTTTACTGCAAGAGCGATGTTTCCCAATTCCTCAATTACCCCAAGCCTTGCCAGTTTATCCATCGTGCTGTTTGATAACTTGCCCTTTTCAAACTTGAGGTCAAAGGGTAAATTCTCAGCACTCTTTAAACTATGCCGCAAAGCATCAGCCGTAAGACCAAAAACATTCGTTCTAATACCTTGCCCATCATCATTTAACTCAACGGTGATATGTTTATCTTTGATGCCAGAAAATGTCATATAAGACATACTACCGATGTTGAATATAGTTGGCACTTCATCGCCACTAAAAACTAGATGCTTTCTGTCGTGTGTATCCTCATAGGCTTCAATATCTGATAATTCCTTATCAATAGATGGGTCATTAATACTGACAATCCCAAGAATTTCTTTCTTGTCTATTGCCTTAAATGCCATTAAACAGTGCCTTTGGTTAGCGTTCCATTACCCCTGCTGGTGAATGAAAACGCCACAACACCCTCGGCAGATGCTTCGATATTCACATCACCAAATATTACTGTACCTGTGTATTTTACATTGCCAACAGTGCTACCTTGTGGACGGCATTCTATGCTATAACTTGAATCGCCACTAATAATATCTTCCACAATGGCGTTTTGATAAGTGTCATCAGGGTCGTACATTCCAGAACCCTCCACCGACCAGCCCTTTGTTGTTGCTGTCGCATTAATCCATTCGCTTCCAAATGCCGAATGTTCCTCCGTGTTTTGGTCGATAGTTAATGAAAAACCTGTTAACTCACCAACAGTATCGCCATTCGAGTCGTGCAATGAGCCATTATGCCCTTTTATAACTGCCATCTATTTCACCCTTTTCTTTGCTTGTGTTTTGGTTTTAGCGGCTGAGGTTTTAACCTCTTTCCAACCCAACGACTTCATGCGCTCAACGCCTTTATCGTCAACCGTGAGAATAGTCTTGCGACCACCGATTTGCATTTTCATGGAGTTCCCCGAACATAGTGATATTCAATAGCGACATTAATGACAACACCCCCAATAGGGTCAGTCGCACCCTCATCTGTCGCCACATCAGTTACCTGTGTATCAACAGCATAGCCACCACGCGTAATGTCATCATCTAATTCAGCTTCAATAGCTGATAATAATTCATTTCGTGCCGTGTCGATTGTTGCGCCTTTCACAAAGCCAACAATGGAATAATTGATAATGCCTTTTCGTGTTGAACTTACACCCTGTATTGTTAAATCAACCTTTGTTTCTTCGCCGCTTTGAATCCAGCAAGCCGGAAATTGGGCATTACTCAGTTGTTCAAAATCAAACGGGTTACGCTCAACTTTTTTCATCGTAATTGGGGAGGTCATCCCTGACAAAGTAGTTATCAGGTTCGCGGCAATAGATTCACGGACACTCACAACGATTTCCTAAATTGATTAACAAACATCTTCATCAGCCTGTTTTCTTCGCTGGATGTAAATCCAAACCAAGGTCGTTGTTGATGTGTATGTGCAATTTTCTTTTTATCAAGTGCGCCTGTTGCTGAGATAACCGCCTTGCTTTTTGTAAGCGTAGTAATCACCAAACTGCCCCACATTTTGCCTGTTCGCTTCAAATCCACAAAAGCGACTTGTGCTTTAGGCTTTTTGTTCTGCCTAATCCAAGCATAACTATCGGAATATGGTTTAAACGAGCCGTTCAATCCTTTGCCAGATTGGTTGCGCTCAAGTAACACATTAATGCCCAATGACGCTGTTCTGCCTAGTGCAATTTTTGTGGCTTTTGGCTGATTAGATATTATTTCGCCTAACTCTTTCTCAAGCTGTCTTGTGTCAAGTTGAAGCGCAATCATCGTGTCAATCTGCCGTGGTGTACTGCGACTTTTTCAGCATTGGTAACAGTGCCATCACCATCCGCATCATACTCAACGCCATCTTTTAGGATTTGAGCAAATTCCTCATCAAAACGTGTTCGATAGAATTTAATCATTTCCAGAAATCTGTCGCCATCGCCCCAAGTTGATAACTTAGGAAGTGCATATTTCCACAAGACAAGAAAAGCTGAACACCTAGTGAACTGCGACTCGGTTAGTTTGCTGGAATTTAATTCGCCAGTCCTACCAGTTTTAGCCCACCAAGTGTTCCGCAACTCGCGCTCAATGTCAGCTTGGCTCTTTGCGTGTTCTGATGAGAACGCAGAGATACCAAGTGACAAAATGTCGGGTTGAAGTGCCGTTAAGTCACTATCTTGCGACATTGCCATAATGATTACAGACCAGCGTCAAAGTAAAGTTCAACACCCATTGAGTCTTGAAGTTCACCAACACCATAAGCGGCGGTTGCGTTCAATTCCCAACCACGAATACTTGCATCGCGTTGTGGCTC